GGTTTAAACGATGAAATTTAACTACGACATCAAATTTACTGACAACACCCCACGGCTGCATGAGGCTCTGAACTCTTGGGCGGAGCGGGTGCTGACCCTCTGGGGCATGAAGGTGCAGGACTACGCCCAGCTGCTTGTGCCCACTGGCACGGCAGACAGCACGGGCATTGAGGGCTATGTGGGCGGAGCGCTCAAGCAGAGCCTGACCTATGCCGTAGACCTTGCCAAAAAGACCGTGACCATCGGCAGCAACCTAGCTTATTCTGTGTAAACATACATGCACCTTTATGTGGTAACACATATCGAAAATCGGGCAATATCGGAAAATCCCTCTTGTTCCAAACTCGAAAATGTGATATAATTGCATTAGGAGGTTGGAACAATGAAAGACAGAAAGAAAATCAAAGACTTAACAGGAAAAAAGTTCGGTATGCTGACGGTTATCGGCTTGCAAGACACCAATAGCCGGAAAACATACTGGGTTTGTCAGTGCGATTGTGGGAACATAAAAGTCGTTCGCTCTGACAGCTTGCAAAGTGGCGCCATTCGTTCATGCGGCTGCATGAAAAAGGCACAAGAAAAAATCAATCTTACAAAACATCACAGTCACAAAATGAGCGGCACTCGTATATACCATATATGGCGTGGAATGAAAGACCGCTGCTATAATGTTCACAGCCCAAGCTATTATAGATGGGGTGGACGTGGCATAACGATATGTGATGAATGGAAAGATAACTTTAGTGCTTTTTATTCATGGGCAATGGAGAATGGATATTCTGAAAACCTTACAATAGACAGAATTGACAACAACGGAAATTATGAACCGAGTAATTGCCGTTGGGCCACAATGGAAGAACAAAGTCGAAATAGGCAATCTAATGTTGTAATCCAAATTGGCAACTCAAAAAGAACACTTAAAGAATGGTGCGAAATTTTTGAGTTGGAATATGGGACGATATTGGAAAGATACCACAATAACGGCTTTGAAAGTATAGATGACCTGTTTAATTGATGGGCAATTCCGAGATAAGCTGAATCATCATCAGCCATCGTAGAGCGTAGAGGTTGAGCGATAAGAGAGCAATAACACCTCCAAGAGTGCCCGACATCCTACAAAGGATGATAATGTACGCCGAACTTACAGGATAGCAAACTGTAAGAGGTAAAGGATAAAAAGCCTTTACGATAACATTTTGATGTTGAGCTGGGCACAGGCGTTCACGCCACAAACGGCAACGGACGCAAAACGCCGTGGGTTTGGAAGGACTTCAACGGCAAGTGGCACTTTACCCGGGGCATGGCCCCACGACCGTTCCTCCGCCCGGCGGTGGAAGAACACATTGACGAGCTGCGAGAGATTGCGGTGGAAGAAGCGGAGAAGGGAGAATAACATGACAGAAAAAGAGAAACTTGAAGATTTGCTCACAATGCATTGTTTTCTCAAAGAAAGAGGACTTGCTATTGCAGAACAGGCAGAAAAAGATATTGAGGAAACCAAAAAGAAGCTCTTAACAATCGAGAGCTGCGGAGAAAAAGAAGTGCTGAGGAAAAAGCTTTTAGAGGAAGGAAAAGAAGCCACTAAAAACTTGCAAGCCCTTTGCAATTTGGTTTATGGCGAGGGCAGAGCAAAGGTTGAGATAACAGTATCGGTTGACGCGGATAAGCCGATATTCAGCAAAGAAGAGGTAGCTGTTATCAAAGAATGCTTGGATTTTCGCAAAGGAGAATAAACATGAAAAAGTTTTTTGCAGCAATTACGCTTTTGGCAGTGTTGCTTCTGTGCGGCTGCTCTGAGGCTGACAAGGCCAATGCCAACATCTCCAAGCAGGCGGATTACTTCGAGAGCGAGCGCAAGCTAACCGTCTACAACGCCCGTACAGACAAGGTGATCATGGAAGCCGAGGGTTACATGTCCATCTCCAACAACTCAAACAATGAGCTGGTCTGCACCGTCAAAACAGGGCCTAACACATACCGAAAAAATTATGTTTACCTGAACAATTACACCATGTATGTGGTAGAGGACATCACCGGCACCCATACCGACCCGTACCACTACAAGCTCTATTTTCACACGGACGTTTTGCCAAGCGTGGAAACAAAGCCGTAAAATTTAATACTCAGCGGTTGGCGCACAGCGTCAGCCGCTTTTTTATGCCGTTTTAGCTCAGTCTGGCAGAGCACCGGACTTTTAATCCGGGGGCCGTGGGTTCAAGCCCCACAAGCGGCACCACACCGGCAGCACGTCCGGCAAATAAACCTTATTGCCAAGCATGGCAGCCCGAGCAAGGGCAGAAAGGACTATCACATGGCACTCAAAAGAGCTGACATCCGAACGATTCTGGAGAATACCGAAACCTCCAACGATGACAAGGCCAAGGCCATTCTGGACGCCCTGCACAAGGAGACAGACGAACTCAAGGACCAGCTGGATGCAGAAAAAACAGCCCGCACACAGGCCGAGAAAGACCGGGACGCAGCCAACGGCGGCAAGCAGGCCGCTGAAAAGGCGCTGACCGACTACAAGGCTCAGCAGACCCAGAAAGACACCCACGCAGCCAAGGAATCCAAGTTCCGGGAGCTGCTCAAGTCCGCCGGGGTGCTGGACAAGTATGCCGATCGGGTCGTGCGGCTGTCTGGCGAGGATATCGACAAGCTGGAGCTGGACGATAAGGGTGAGGTCAAGGATGCCAAGAAGCACACTGACAGCTTGAAAGCTGATTGGAGCGACTTCGTAGGCACTACGACCACCACCGGCGCGAAGGTGGACACCCCGCCCACCAACACCGGCTCCAAAATGACCAAAGAGCAGATCATCAACATCAAAGACGCAAGCGAACGGCAGGCGGCCATTGCGGCCAACCCTGAAGCGTTCGGGCTTGCAGCAAAGGAGTAACACATGGCAGCACCCGAAAATCTTACCACTGCTTCCCAGATCACTACCTCTATTCGCGAGGTGGATTTTGTTACCCAGTTCCAGAAGAACTGGGACGCTCTGCGCACCATTCTGGGCATCATGCGCCCCATCCGCAAGGCACCCGGCACCAAGCTGGTCTCCTACAAGGCAACCGTTGACGGTGGCCTGCAGGGCGGCACCGCCGTGGGCGAGGGTGAAGACATCCCTCTGACCAAGACCAAGGTCGAGCCTGTGGCCTATGACGACATCGAGCTCGGCAAGTGGGCAAAGGCCGTTTCTATCGAAGCCGTCACCAAGTACGGCGCAACTGTGGCCGTGGAGCGCACCGATACTGCGTTCCGCAATGAGCTGCAGAAGAAAGTTCTGACCGACTTTTACACCTTCCTCAAGACCGGCAAGCTGGTGGGCACCCAGAAGACCTGGCAGCGTGCTCTGGCTATCGCAAAGGGCGCAGTCCTGAAGCGCTTTGCCAACGACAATCTGGATGTAACCGAGGTCGTGGGCTTTGCCAACATCATGGACTTTTACGACTACCTGGGCGACAAGGAGATCACCGTTCAGACCGAGTTCGGCCTGAACTACGTCAAGAACTTCCTCGGTTACAGCACCCTCTTCCTTCTGCCCGATGCTTACATCGAGCAGAAGAAGGTGATTGCCATTCCCGTGGAGAACATCGACCTGTACTACGTGGATCCCGCAGACCGAGACTATGCCACCATGGGCGCAAACTACACCGTCTCCGGTGAGACCAACCTGCTGGGCTACCATACCGAGTACAACTACAAGAACGCCACCACTACCAACTATGCCATCATGGGCATGAAGCTGTGGGCAGAGTATCTGGACGGCATCGCAGTCGTGACCGTCGGCACGTCCAACACCGAGCCCGCTGTGGCCGCCTCTGAATCCACCGGGCGAGAATAAGAGGTGACTTTGCATGACCGTCCCTGAGCTGTGCGTTTACACGCACAATTTTTTTGACCGGGCGGATGACCCCGTTGCCGGGGAGTTCATCTTTGAGCCGGACACCGTTCCCGCCGGGGTAGTGCCGGGGCAGTATTTCCTCGTGTGCGGATCCATCTTCAATGACGGCGTGCACAAGGCCGGGGACGGCGATCTGACCGCCGAGACCTTCAACGGCACGGTGCAGCCCATGCGTGTGCCGCCTGACTTCGTGGCGCTGGCTGAAAAAATCGACGCATACGACAAGGCGCTCCCGGCCGGAGGCGTGTATGTGTCCCAGTCCTTTGCCGGGTGGTCCGGCACGATGGCTACAGGCGCGGACGGCCTGCCTGCAGACGGCAAGACCCGCTATAAATCCGAGATCAATCATTGGAGGAAGATGTGACATGGTCAATCTGTTCACTGCATCCACCGTGATGCAGAGCTTTACCCAAAAATACCGTTTTCAGACCCGCAGCTATGAGCCGGACGGCGTGGGCGGCTTTGTGTCCGGCTGGAAGGACGGCCCAGAGTTTGAGGCCGTGGAGCGTCACGATACCACCGTGGAAGCTCAGGTGGCAGAGCAGGCAGACACAGCATCCACCTACACGCTGCTTGTTGGCACCGGTGTTCCGCTGGCTTTCCCGGACTACATCAAGCGGGTGAGCGACGGGCAGACTTTCCAGATCACCAGCGCGGCAGATGAGGGCAAGGCCCCGCCGGAATCCGGCATGGGGCTGCGGGCCGTCAAGTGCAAAAAGGCGGTGCTGCCGTAATGGGACCGTCTGAGAGCATCAACCGGGCGCTGAACACGTTTTTTAACGGCTTTGGAATCCCGGGCTATCTGGAAGATAACATCCCTCCTGCCGCTTCACTGCCCTATCTGACCTACAAGCCCACCATCCCCGGTGGGTGGAACGAAACGTCATCCTTCCACGCCCGGCTGTGGTACCCAAGCAAGGGCGGCAGAGCCCCCATCCTGCAAAAAGAAGATACGATCAGCGCAGCCCTCGAGGACAGCATAACGCTTTCCTGTGAGGGCGGCGCTATTCTTTTGCAAAAAGGCACCCCATGGGCACAGCCCCTCGACAACCCGCCTGAAGGGTATCTGTGCGAATACCTCAATTTTGAAATCACGCAATTTTGCGAGTAAGGAGCAATATGGCAAGAAAGTTTACCAAGATCAGCGCAAAAGCATTCGAGTCCATGCAGATCAATGCCGGTGTCGTGCTGAACAAATTTGACCCGTCCGGCACGACCGAGATCCAGGACGCAGACATCATCTGCGCCACCTCCGGCGGCGTGACGGCAGAGTGCAAGCCCAACATCACCGACCTTGGCGATGATGTGGACAACTGCCAGAAAAACACCGCAGAGCTGATGCAGATCGAGGACTACGACTGCACGCTGGCCTTTACCGCCCTGAACGTCACAACGGACGTTATCAAGCTGGCGCTGGGCGCTGCGGATGTGAGTGACAAGAAAGTCACGCCC